CGAAAAGACCATCGAAGGTCTTCAGGGTGAGCTGAAAGAGAAGGCTGGCGAAATCGAGAAGATGCGCGAGTCGAAGCGTGTGTTTGCTGATCGTGGCAACGGCGACTGGAAAAAAGAGTTCGAAGGCGATATCGTGGACAGCTATGTTCTCGGTCTTGCGACTGGCAAAGGCTGGAAGACTGGCCGTGCCGAGCAACTCATGGAAAAAGTTAACACTCAATCTGGTGTTCAAGTTTCCAGTGCTGACTTCGAGCAAGTTGTGTCCACCAACATCGAGCGTGATATTCAGAACGCCCTTGTGATGGCTCCCTTGTTCCGCGAAATTCAGATGACCTCTGCTTCGATGATTCTTCCGATTCTTCCCGATGCAGGCTATGCTGAGTTCGCTGCTGCACAAACCGCTTCTGGCTCCAACCCGAACGGTAACCTCGCAACTCGCGGCGACAGCTACGGTTCTCCGTATGGTGGTGTGACTCTGACCGAGCGTACGCTCACCGTCAAGAAGCTCATCTCTCAGTCCTATCTCGGCAATGAGACCGAAGAAGATGCAATTCTGCCGATTCTTCCCCTCATTCGTGAGTCGATGGTCCGTTCGCACGCTCGTGCAATTGAAAATGCACTTCTCGTGGGTAACCACGCTGACGGCGCCTTTGGTACCGGCGGTGCTTCTTTTAACGGTCTCGTGGCTCTCGCTGCTGCTGACTCCGACACGACGACTGACGTCGGCGGTGGTTCCGGCGGGACTTATGCAGCTACTGATGCACTCACGGCTGCTGACCTTCTCGCAATGCGTAAGAACATGGGTAAGTACGGCGTTCGTCCCGAGGAAGTTATCTACCTCGTGTCTCAGGACGGCTACTACAACCTGCTCGAAGACGCAGAATTCCAAGATGCCAACCTCGTTGGCGACATGGCAACGAAACTAACCGGTGAAATCGGCCAGGTGTTCGGTAGCCGTGTGCTTCTCGTTGACGAGTTTGCTGCTAAGGCTGCTGGTAAGTTCGCTGCTGTTGCAGTTAACCCCCGCAACTTCGTTATTCCGCGTCTTCGCGGTGTGACGGTGGAAGCAGATTACGAAGTGGCGAATCAGCGCCGCGTTCTGGTTGCTTCTCAGCGCATCGGCTTCGTCGATATCATCGACGGCGCTACCTCCAAGTGGGCTTGGAAATACGCATCCTAAGATGCAAATACCTTGGGGGCTCCACCGAGCCCCCTCGGTTTTTACAAGTTGATTCTCTATGGCAAATTTGATTGACATTGATACCTATAAGCAAGCAGAAGGAATTTCTGGGGTTAAAGACGACCCTAAAATTACTCTTCTGATTCCTTCTGTGAGTCAGCTTGTAAAAACCTATTGTGGTCACACTATTATTGATTTTTATTCCTCTGCAAAGACGGAATTCTTCACTTTAGAGTGGGATACCGATATTGTTCAACTTACCGAAAGTCCCGTAAGAACTGTAAGTGAAGTGTATGAGCGTGATGGGCAGTCCGCCGCTTATGTTCAGCTTTACACTGGGGGTGCTCAAGGCAAGTATGACTATTACGTTGATACCAACACAGATTCCATTCGTAGAACTACTAGCACTTCGTATAAATACTGGCCGAAAGGTGTAGGCGCTGTAAAAGTCGTATATACTGCAGGCTATGAAAATGTCCCGGAAGATTTGAAACTGGCTGTTATTGATTTGGTTACTTACTATCTGAAAGACGAGCATAAAGAGCGAAGAACAATCGCAGGAGCTTCTATTCAGAATCAGTCTTCTACAAGCCTTCGAGACAGTGTTGCGTTTCCTGACCATATCAAACGCGTGCTGGATATGTATAAAAACTTTTAATGAGTAAACAAGTTATTCAAAGAAATATTAATGATGCCCTCGCAAAAGAGATAACAAGAGGTACAGTAGAGGGCGCCAAAGGCGGACATTTATTGATTCTAGGCAGTAAAAGTGTTAAAGCATTTTTTGACGCATTTTATGAGCTATCTAATGAAAGTATTGATGTTATGTTCCTTTCGCAGGTATGCGTGTCTGCAGTAGCGGGGGAGGGGTTTAGAAGAGCGCGGGAACTACAAGATTATTTTAAAAAGACAAATAAGCGCAGATTTACAGTCGCTATTAATCATCTAGCCTCATCCCCTTTGGGAAAAAGATATATTAGGGGCGGTACGTTTATTGAAGAGGCTTTCTTACTAACTGGGTTTAGTTCTGCAAATGTCGTAAAAACACATATAGCAGATGCTATAGTAGAGAAACTAAAACCATTAAAAGGTTTCTTTCAGGACAGTTTAGAGGTAACTAAAAGTAAAGCTCTTGCTAGCATAGATAGAGGTCACGGTGTAGGCGGCTTCGCCGTATCAGAAATAAAAATTGCTCAAAAAATGAACCTTTTGAATGAGCTAGCAAGCCGTAAAGTACCCATGTCTGAAGTTCTAAAAAATTTCCCTATTAAAACCGAAGAGTATGAAATTTCAGCAGAAGATAAGCTTGTGCTAGATTATATAGCGACTACGTATGACCAAATAATCACGCGAAAGGGCACATTAAGAGCTAACTATATTTCTGTCTTGGCTTTTCAAGGCGCTGAAGAAAATCGAAAGCTTGATAAGAACGATGAACAAAGAGTATTAAATGTTTTTAATAACCGCTTTGTGCCCTATTTTGCAAGAAACGTATTAAATATGGAAGGCTCAAGCAGTTTATTTGATAAAATAGTAAAGGACGTACTAACAAGAACAGCGTCAAAGGAAACTAAGTATGTTCAAATAGATTTTAAGTTACCAAAAGGCAAATTAAAAACTTCTGGAAAGGCTAATAGTAAGTATTCCGATAAGTCCAAAGGTAGCGTGAAAAAGGTACGGCATAGGGCAGGCAAAGTTAAGAGCGCGGCCGGCCAGTCAAAAAATGTTCTTCCAGATATTCGACAATTTATTGGTGTTCTTAATTCTAGAATCAATACTCAAGTAGCAAAAAATATGGGGTCTCCTAGACTAAATTATAGAACCGGTAGATTTGCTGAAAGTGTAAGAATAACAGATATATCTAAAACTACTCAAGGGTTTCCATCTATTGGATACACCTATATGAGAGAGCCTTATGAGGTATTTGAATTTCCGGGAACAGGGAATCCGTTAGCTCAACAAGGACAGAGAGACCCCAGAAGCCTTATCGAACTCAGCATTCGAGAAATTATGGCTCAATATGCAATAGGAAGATTTTACACTAGGAGATTATGATGGCTGAAAGAGATTATACAAGTAGAAGGCTCGCCATTGTTAATGCTCTTGTAGAAAAATTAAAAGTTATAAATGGTACAGGGAATTATAGAACAGAGTTAAATGACAATGTTTTCCCTAGATTAAAATTCTGGGACGAAGTAGAAGAGTTTCCTGCTGTTCATTTAAATGCTGGTAGTGAGACACGTAGTTATCAAGGTGGTGGCTATAAAGACCGCTTTATGAATGTAACAATTCGTTGCTATGTTAACGAAGAGGATGCAGTTTCAGCTCTTGAGGGGTTGCTAGAAGACGTTGAAACAGTGATCGAAACAAACAGTAGGCTTGCTTATACAGACCGACTAGGTGCAACCAACTACACTCAACAAATTACTATACTTTCCGTCGATACTGACGAAGGTGTTTTGGAACCGCTAGGCATAGGAGAAATTCTATGCGAGGTTCGTTACTGAAGAAGCAAGAAAACAAAAGTTTATCTTCCTTCTCAGTTTAGGAGACAATAAATGGCCGATACATTGTACTTTAGTCGCGATACTAAAGTCTACCTCAAGCAAGGTTCCAATGTTTGGGAAATCCCCGTGCTTGATGGTTTTAGCTTTTCGCAAGCAACTAATGCTTCCGAAATTACTCTGAACGAAATGTCGGACGCCTCCGGCGTCAGCCGTCGTGCTCGTCAGATGTTTACAGATTCTTATGCTCCCGCAGAGTGGTCTTTTTCGACATATATGCGTCCTTTTGTGGCGGTTGGTGGTGCAACTGGCGGCTGGGAAGGTTCTGCTGCAAATCATCACTGCGTAGAGGAAGCTCTCTGGGCAAATTTTGTTGCCGCAAACGCTTTCACTACGACTTGGGCGGAAGGCGTAACTACTAGTACTTCGAGCCTTGCTTTTGACTTTGACAGCTCGAATACAGTTACACTTGGTACTTTTGACCTCTTTTTTGTGATGGGCGGCGCTGGTTCTGGTACTAAAACGACTTATAAGATCGAAGGCTGCGTAGCTAATTCTGCTTCTATTGACTTCGATATTGACGGTATCGCTACGATTAACTGGTCTGGCTTTGGTAAGATTATCACGGAAGATACTGCTCCGACCGCAACGATTACAGAAGCGCTCACATCTACCAGCAACTTCATTCGTAATCGTCTGACTTCTCTCGCAGCTACGTCTTCTCTCAGCGGTACAGCAGTTACGTATGACCTTGTTCTTACTGGCGGAAACATCACGTTTGAGAACAACATTACGTTCCTTACTCCTGAGACACTCGGGGTAGTGAATCAGCCTCTCGGCCATGTTACAGGTACTCGTGCAATTTCTGGTAACTTTACTTGCTACTTGAATGCAGATACTAACTCCAGCGCAGACCTATTTGAAGATATTATCGAAGCTACGGATACAATCACGAATGTCTTTAATCTTACCTTCAGTGTTGGCGGTTCGGCAGCTCCCAAAGTTGCAATTGCACTTCCGCAATGTCATTTGGAAGTTCCTACGCACTCCATTGATGATGTGATCTCTGTCGAAGCTAACTTCCATGCTCTTCCGAGTACGATTAGCGAGACAGATGAAGCAACAATTACTTACACGGGTACGGCTTACTAAGGTGTTAAAAAATAATTGTTGACATTTTGATGTTGTAGAGATATAATTAGTTTAAATCAGAGGGGTCTATTTTAGGCCCCTCCTTTTATCTGGAACATTTATGGCTACTTATAACTTTTTAAGAGAATCGGAGGTCTACTTAGTTTACGGAGGGAATCAGTACAGAGTAGACGTGTATCCTAATATCTCTTGTAGCCAGACTTTTACAGAAGAATCATACCCTGTAAAGACTTTGCATAATCAAAGTCTGATGTTTGAAGGTTCTAGTATCACTCGTGCGAATCCCGCAAACTTTGAGTTTACTATTCCTTCTCTCAGGGAGAATGATTTAGACGTTATTCTTGATCTTTTGGTTGACTATGATACTAGCTCTGGTCAACAATTGATTAAGACTTTTGATTTATATATTAAAACCCAAGACTCAGTTTTTAAGCTACAAACTTGTGTACTCACAAATGGGACGTTCCTAATTGAGAAATTAAGACCTCTGAGTGTGTCGCTTAGTGGAGAAGCTGTAAAATTGAGCAGGGTTGGCACAGCTTCGGGATATACGATTCCCGGATCCGTGCAATCGAGAAGTGGCAGCAGAACTTATAAAAGAATTAATTACTTGGATGTGTCTGTTAATTCTACAACACTTACAAGTATTTTTTCGACTTCTGTTGAACTTCAAAACAACATAGAGTGGACTCCATACGCAACAATTCAGGATAGCCTTGCTGTCACTGATGAGTCTAACACTATGTACCCCTCCTCTTTCTCCCTTTCTAATCGTATCCTCTCAGGGTCTATTGGTCAATACGTAAATAGCGACGAAAACTCGTCTCTTCAGTCTTGGTCTCAAGCCGTTCCGATTCGGATACGAGCAGGAGATAATAGTGGAGGTACTGTTTACGGCTTTGACTTTAATATGTCATCATGTGTATTTACAAATCGGCTATCAGTCGCAAATGTATTTACACAAAATTATGATTGGCGAATGACCCAAAACCCCGCCAGTTTGAGTTCAATCTTTACCCATACCTAATAGGAGTTTAATATGGACCTTAAAAAACTTATGGTCGACAGCAAGTCTGCCTGGGTAGACTTTCCCGGCCTAGACGGATTTTCCGTGGAAGTAGTGAATCTTTCTCGTAAAGAACTAACTAATCTTCGTAAACGTTGTACTGGACAAAAATTTGATCGTAAAACTCGTCAAATTATGGAAACAGTCGACGAAGAAAAATTTGTAAAAGAATTTACAGCAGCAACTGTTAAAAACTGGAAAGGGCTACGACTAGAACATCTTGAGACTCTTCTTTTAGTAGACACAGAAGGGCAAGACCTTTCTTCAGAAGTAGACTACTCTTTAGAGAACGCCGAAGTTCTCGTTAGTTCTTCTACTGAATTTGATACTTGGCTAAACGAGGTAGTCTTTGACCTTGACAACTTTCGTAGCCTCTCAAAAGGAGGAAATGTGGAAGAGGCTTGAAAATTTTTTCAATAATCTTGACACAAAAATGACACAAGAAAGGTATTTAGAAGTCTGCGAACAGCTAGGGCAAGAACCAAACCCAGATAGAATGCCTCCCGCGTGGGAAGACTTACCGGAAATTGCGCAAGCTGCAATAAATACTTTTAATCTGTTGGGAGATAGGGTGTATCCAGAGATTGGTTATATTGGAAAAGACTATACCAATCTCAGTAGATTTATAGACATTTATGAGCCTTCTGATGAGGAACTCTATTTAGAGATTCTTAACTGGCTGGACTCAAGAGCTATCAAAAAGTCTTCTGAAAAGTTAAAGAAGGAATATGATAAGCTAAAGCGGAAATCAAGTGGCCCAAAATAAAGTAAGAGTTACTATTCGAGTAAACGATGACGGCACCTATGAGCTTGTAACTAAAAAGGCTAAAAAACTTCGTGAAGAAATCGACAAGGGCTCTGCTAGTACAGAAAAAGCTTATAATAAACGAAATGCCTATAATCGCCAAGAAAAAGGTGTCGCGAATAATACATCTAACTCTACTAAAGCGTTTGCTAAGCAGGCCCAAACTATTGGGGGCACGCTTGTGCCTGCTTATGCAACTCTTGCCGCAAACGTATTCGCAGCTACGGCAGTATTTAGTGCTTTAAGAAACGCTGCTGCTTTAGAACAGCTAGAGGCTGGGTTGGTCGCTGTAGGTAGTGCTGCAGGTAGAAACCTTCCTTATCTTTCCGACCAGCTTCGTGAAATTACCGGTAACGCAATTTCTTCTCAGGCTGCAATGCAGTCTACTGCTCTGGCAACAAGCGCGGGCTTCTCAGCAGACCAACTTATGGGACTAACCAAAGTAGCTAAGGGCGCTTCTCTTGCTCTCGGAAGAGATATGGAAGATGCCATGAATCGTCTTACTCGAGGTGCGGCAAAACTAGAGCCTGAAATTCTTGACGAATTAGGCATTATGGTTCGCTTAGACGATGCTGCTACTAAGTATGCGGCTGCTCTGGGAAGAACTGCTAACGAGCTTACTATTTTTGAGCGTAGGCAGGCTTTTGCAAATGAAATTATCGAACAGGGCACTAAAAAGTTTGGCCAGATTGCTGAGATCATTGACCCGAATCCCTACGATCAATTAGCCGCTACGTTCAATGATCTTGTTCGTAGTATATTTGATGGTGTAAACCTAATCGCTAAACCTATAGCGGAGCTATTCTCTAACTCTCCTGGGGGCCTTCTCGGAGGAATGGTCTTATTTGGGTCCACTATTGCGGGGCAGATGCTTCCTGCTCTAAATGATATGGCGGAGAGATCTTACGCAAGTGCCGAAGCCCTTTCAGACCAAGCAGATAAGACAAATAATGCTACTAGAGCGACAAAGCTAAAGTATTTATCTGTTATAAAAGGGCACCAAGCGGATGCAATTGCTTCCGCTTCAGCAGGAAAGCTGGGCGAGTCCCTTAAATTTATTCGAGCCTCGTATATTGACACTGCTGGAGCAGCTGTAGCTACTGCCAGAAAATCAGGAACTCTTACAGCGGCTTTTGGTACTCTTCGAGCCGCTTCTGTAGCCACTAGCACTGCTGTTCGCTCTCTGGGAGCAGCATTTCTTAGCTTTATGCCCTATCTTGGTTTGATATTTATGGGTATATCGTTGCTGGCTCCGCATATTATGAAGCTATTCGGAAAAGAAAAAAACGTACTTGAAGAAGAAACAAAAAAAGCAACTAAGAGTTTCTCCAGCTTTAAAGACATTAACGATAGCCTAGCTCTTTCATTATCTAAAACATCCGACGAGACGGAAAGATATGTGTTGGAGTCTAGGGCTGTCGCCGGGGTTGCGGACCAGATAAGCGCAAGCTTTTCTACTCTGGCGAATGCTTCTAATGAGTTAAAACAGCAAAAAATACAAGAGACTTTCTTAGCTTTACAAGAGGCGCAGAAGAAGCTAGATGACTTACAATCTTCTGGTTCGCCTACTGGCGGAAGATCTCGTTCCGGCATGATAAAGGCTTTGGAAGCCGAAGTTGTTACTCTAACGGCAGCCTTTGATGCAGCAAATAAAGCAGCAGCTATGCCAAACACTCAAGAGGCAGTATCAGTCGTTGAGTCTGCTATTCGAGCCTTAGAGGGTGAGGATACTTTAACAGATGCCGCAAAAAATAGACTAATGAACTTAAATGCCGTACTTAGTCAACTAAAAGAGGCAAAAACTAATAAAGATATTGAAGATATTTTTAGTGGACTTAGTGAGTCAACCAGAGCTTTTGTTAGTAATCTTGATGGGATAGCGGAATCTTTTAGTCAGTTTTCTGCAGTAGTAGCTAAGCGTACTAGAGGGGCGGGGCCTTTCGCAAAAGAGGTAGAAGCTTCCCAATCGCTTTTAGCCACTCTTGTTCAGACTACTGACCAAGAGGAAAGGAATGCCCTAGCTAAGGAAGCTACAGGTATTTTTGCAGGTAAAACAGCCGACCAAATCGAAGAGCAACTAAGAACCTTAAAAGAAGTAAATACTCAACTGGCTCTCTCTAAGATTGAGCAAAAGATTCTTCAGGAGCAAGCAAGAAGACTTTCCGAGGTTGCAAGCGTAAACGCGGAAACTACAAAGCAAAAAGTAGACTTAGAAGAAAAGTCTAAGCAACTAGCTCTCGAAGCTCTAGATGCAACATATGAGCAAGAAACTATTCTACGAGGCCAAGCGCTTACGGAAGCAGAAATTAAGGAATATAAAGCTGAGCGCCTAAAAATTCTTAATAGTATGCTCTCTGCCGAGCAACAGAGAGCCGTTTTTCTACAGGCAGAAGCGCGAGACAAGCAAAGAATTTTAGACTTAGAGAATAAAAGAGTAGCGGCCCAAAGAAAAATAATTGACGCGGAGCTTGAAGGCAGACGGCTTAGCGCTTTAGAAAAAGCGGCGACCGGAGTCCGCCCTAGAACTAGCTTGAATGCAGCCGAAGAATTTAAGTTAATTAAAGACTCGCTTGAACAAAGAAAAAAGGCTATAGCAGAGATTGCAAAAGAAGAGAGGAATCGAATTAACGCAACTGCTCAGGAAGAGATAAGAAAATTAGAGAAATCTAAAGCGGACCCCAATATTTCTGAGACAGCAAGACAAGATCTGCAAAAAGAAATTGATTTAAGACAAGCATTACTAAGCGACCAGATTTTCGCTTCTTTAGACCAAGAAGAGATAGATAAAAGACGCTTAGAAATTGAAAAACAAATCGCTAAGCTAAAAGCAAGTCAAGCCGCTGGTGCTGCTGCTGGACAAGGTGATACTACTGCGGATAGAATTTTTAACTTTGGGGAAGCCGGCGGAATTGATGCTCTAAACCTTGGGCAAGAAAAAGTAAAGGCTCTGTCCCTGCTAGTTTCTCCAATGGTTGAAGATCTTAAAAAACTTGGTCCGCAAGGCGAGTTAGTCGCCGCTGTAGCGCAGGGCGGCCTTATGATTTCTGAAAGTTGGGCAAAAGTAGGAGATACTTTTGCTAATAGTACAGATAAAATGGAAAAAGTTTCGGCAGTTGCGGGTGCTATTGCAAATACTTTGTCCTCCGTCGCTTCTATTGCCTCCGCTGCTTCTAATGCTAGAGTCGCCGGTATTGACGCTGAGATTGAAGCAGAGAAAAAGAGAGATGGTAAATCGGCTCAAAGCCTAGCAAAGCTTCAACAATTAGAAGCCAGAAAAGATAAAGAAAAAAGAAAGGCATTTGAAGTCAATAAAAAGTTAATGTTGGCTCAAGCAGTTATGAGTACCGCGGCAGGTGTTGCGGGTGCGCTATCGCAAACGGGGGCCCTTGGTCCTTTTGCTATCCCTTTAGCGGCTATGATTGCTGCTATGGGTGCTGCTCAAATCGCAATTATTTCTGGAACTTCTTACCAGAGCTCAAGCTCTTCTGTTTCTGCAGCAGCGCCATCTCAGGTTTCACTAGGACAAAGACAATCAAGCGTTGACCTTGCACGCTCTTCTAGTGCGGCCGGGGAGATTGGTTATATGAGAGGCGAACAGGGTGTTGGCTCTTCTGCTTCTTCCTTCCGCCCTGCCTTTACTGGTATGAAGTATCGTGCGTCCGGCGGGGCTGTAGCGGGTTATATGGTTGGAGAGCAAGGTCCTGAAATGTTTGTTCCGGACGTTCCCGGCAGAATTGTACCTGCCGACGAAACAGGTAGAGGCGGCGGAACTTCAAATGTTAACTTTACGATTAATGCAGTCGATGCTGCTGGTATTGAAGAAGTACTTGTTGGACAAAGAGGAAATATTATTGGTATGCTGAGAGAAGCCGCAAATGCACACGGTCAAGAGTTTCTCGAAGCAATCGATGTGAGTGTTTACACAGCACCCAATCGTAGGACTGTATAATGGCATCATTTTCTGATTATTTAAATATTTTACCAGATCCGAACAATCCTATTGGGGATGCAGGCCAGGCCCTTGCTGTCGGAAGCGGAGGAACGGCGGGGCCCGGCTATGCCAGTGTAAAACTATCGTCGACTCAACCTACTATGACGGATCGCACAAACTCCGGACGAGTAATCTCTCGGGCTCTCGTAGGCCATAAGTGGGAAATCGAGATTGGATATAATCCCATGACTCGTGCCCAATTTGAGCCTGTATATAATTTTCTTCTTCAGAAGCGCGGCCGTCTTCGTCCCTTTTACGTATCTCTTCCTCAGTACCGTCTTCCGAGAGATTCAAGTTTTGCAACTTTTGTTCAGTCTGCCACTCTTACAGTAAATGGAGCACAGACGGCAGGAGTTGATACTTTTGAGATTAGCTCTGCTACTACTCTTTCAGGCGCTCCTTCTCCGGGAGACCTTTTTACCATTACAGATTCCTCTGACTCAAATCACACAAAAGCCTACATGGTAACTCGAGTAGAAACAAATGCAGATTATCAAGTAGACGACCGACCTACAACAAGCCAGTATAGAATTCACTTTACTCCGGGATTACAGCGTTCCGTGACGAGTGGCTCTACCGTAGTTTTTAATAACCCTCTTATTCGAGTTATTCTTAGCCAAGACTTACAAGAATATTCTCTGGGAACAAACAATCTTTACTCTTTTAGTTTGAAAGTCGAGGAGGCGCAACCGTAATGCCAGAAAGATCCGTTAATTCAGCACTTCGTTCATCTTTGCTCAGCAATGATGCATTTGCTTATGCACACTTAGTAAAATTTGAGAAGCCTTCTTTGACTTCTCAAGTAGAAGGTGCTACTTCAGGAAAAGCTACAGATTATACTTATATTACGGATGCTTCTCAGGATATTTTATTTAATGACGGCTCTACAGATTCTCAGGGTAATGCAAACGGTATTCAAGTATATAGAGCAAATAAACTTATTAGCGTTGGTACAGTTTCTGAGACTACAGAAGCTCGTGCTTCAAATATGGCAATTAAACTTTACGCTACAACCCTTGGAACTTCTGCTTCTGACTCCTTTGCTATTTCTTCAGGGTCTCTTGCAGGTGACACCGATTTGTCGGCAGAAGGATTTCAAGAAGGAGATAAGATTCTTCTTACTGGCTCAGGGGCAAATACAGGCAAGTATGTAATTATAAATGCTTTTTCCAATAGCGGAAAAACAATCGCTGTTACTCCCGTAGATACTACACTTTCTTCTGAGACAGCGACCTATACGCTGTCGCTTGCTTCCGAGGAGCTTACTGCGCTGCTTCTGGACAAGTCCGCAACAGGATACGCTTCTTTTTTAAATCGTGAAGTTTTTGTTTACAAAGCCCATTTAAGTCCTGAAGATAATTCTATAGTTGGAGAGCCTTATCTTGTATTTAAGGGGATTGTTTCGAACGGTAGTATTGACGAAAAACCTGACGCTACTTCCACAGTAAGCTGGAATCTTACTAGTCATTGGGGCGATTTTGTTCAGGTTCGTGGAAGAATTACTTCCGATGCCTTTCATCGAGCACTAGATCCTTCTGGCCGTCCTGATCGAGACGGACTAATTCGTCGCGAATATGGAAACGACCTAGGCTTTTTACATTCAGAAAAAGCAATCAATATTATTTCTACTTACCAAGTAAAAGAAACACGATATAGAAAGCAAACAAAGAGTGGATTTTTAGGTTTTAATAAAAAGATTAGCCTTATTCCTTATGACGTAGAGGTCGACCGCGAGGTTGATCTGCGTTTTAATATGCAAGCAAAGTATCTTCCAGTCGTTTATGGAGTTCAGCGAGTAGATAGTATTCCTATTTTTGCTGATACTCTTCTAAATGACTCTAAAGAAATTTATGTCGCTTATGCAATTTCTGAAGGCGAGCTAGGCGGTATTTACGATATTTACATTGATGATACTCCTAGTATTTGTACAGATAAAAATGATTTTGCTACTCGCTCAGGGCAGACTACAGAGCAAACTATCGATGTAGTTTGTAAAGGCAGAGCGGATAAAGGGGATGTTTTGGGGGGCACTTCTTATTTTTCAGGAGCGCTTTCTAACGGTCTCTTGTCCCAAACTTTGGGCTTTGAGTTTTGGAACCCACAACTTGCGCGTGATATCGGCAACTCTCTTACCGCTTTGTCGGGAGTGGATTTCAATTTATTTGATACTGGAGCAACTACAACAGGTACTGGTATTCAACACGAAAAAGGACATTATTTTTCTACTCCTATTGACGCGTACCTGTCTTTTCATACAGGAAAACCTTTTCAGAAAGCAAACAGTGTCCTGGCTTCAGTGGCTTCTGAAGGTAATTTTAAAATTCAAAATGACTACTACGATAATGAAGCAGATTATTGGGGCCCTTCGCATCGCTTGTTAGATACTGCTTATGCAGTAGGAAAGTATACGATTAGTGAATCTGAAACTCAGATTCCTGAGCTAGACTTCGTTGTTCGTGGAAAATTGATCGAATGCTATAACTATGATTATAGCTACTCTCCCGACCTAAAAAATGATTCCTCTCACGATCACACCAATTTTGACCTTCTTGATAGTGTTACTTTACACAATACGATTACGAACGCACAAATTGGTAATAGCGTAAAAATTATTGACAAATGGTCTTTTGCTGACGCATCAGGTAATACTCAGTATCGTTTTAGGTTTTCTACAAATCCGTCTTTAGGGTCTGTAAAGACTTTTTATATGAAGAACTCTTCGGGGGACCGTTGGTACTTTGAAACCTATGACTATTCTCCCAACTCTGGAACAGTTAGAGAGACTTTAAATACTTCTATTACGAGTGCATCTAACAATGCCACTCAAGGCGTCGACATTACACTTACGTCGCCTAGCTTACCTGCACAAGCAGCTTTTCGTTATGGAAATAGCCTAAATCTTACTGATGGGCAGTTTGACTCCTGGTATGAGTCAGAGTTTGATTATATAGAAAACATTGCTTCGAATGTTGTTCAGCAAGTAGGTATTGCGAATGCTTCTACTTTTAACGCAACAACTGCTATACCCGCAAATGCAATTGCTTTAGCAACTTCTGCTAGTTCAAGTGATGATATTTATAATGGGTACATTCTTCGTCTTACAAAATATGATGCAGACGGAGTACCGTATGTTCAAGAGAGAGTTATTACGGATTACATAGGGTCTGAAAAAGTAGCTATCCTAGATAATAAATGGGATGCCTCTAAGACTCCAGAAGCAGGCGATTCCTATGAAATTTTATCTCCTGGAGATAAAAGAGTCTCTATCAATCCCTCTATGCAGCTTCTCGACTATTTAACGAGTAACCGCTACGGCAAGGGCTTATCTTTACAAGATGATATTGCATTAGCAAGTTTTCAAGATTCTGCCCGTCTCTGTGACACTCGGTCTGATGTTCATGTTGCAGTTACTGGAAGCACTCCTTTAACAGTAGGAGATGTATACGAATATGAAGCTCTGGGGGGTAGAAAACTTTTTCAAGGTACAATAAAGTCTTCCACTTATCGAAGCTCAACCGGATTTACAGAAGTAGTATTTGAAAATGTTGTTGGTAAATTAGGAAGAAAGTGGGAAGACTGGAAAAACTTTACAACAGGGGATTTGCTATGGAAAGACGGTGTAGCTTATAGAGCAACAAGTAACGGCACCATTGCTAATCCGGCAGTCTCAGGTACTTCTACTATAGTTGGAGCGGCCCTCAGTAAAGTTTCCGGCTCTGGACCTTCGTCCATTTTGGTGAATGTCAGTACTTCTAGCTTTGATGGTAACCCTTTAGTTAAGGCTTATTCTGATGTTTCTCAGACGTTTAGTAAAGGCGGATACGAACTTTACGACTCTGATGATGTTAAATATTGGCGGTATGTTGGCTGGGACGCCCAGGAGCAACGCTATGTTACTCGTCACCAAACGAATTTTGTAATTGATACTTCTAAGCCCGTATTTGATAATATCAATGGTATGCTTAATCACTTTAATGGGATTCTTCGCTATTCTTCAGGTAGGTATGAGCTAGATATTGAAAGCACTGTAGGAGTTCTTAGCGAAGTACAGTATATTGATAATGACGATATTATTGGTGCTATTAAGGTTACAGACTCTGGCCAAAAAGGCGTTTATAATAGTGTAAGTGCAGCTATTCCAGATCCTCAAAATAGATTTGATAATCGCACGGTTACTTTTTTCAATTCGCAATATTTAAAAGAGGACCGCGGAGTACCGAAGCAAGGAAACTTTAATTTACCTGGCGTAACAAACTATTTTAATGCTAGAATTAATGTAAAGCAATTTCTTGATCAGTCTCGTTATAGTTTAAGTATTAACTTTACAATGATGCCGAAAGGAACTCTTCTTTTGGCTGGCAGCCTTATATCTATTACTTATCCGCGTTTCGGATGGTCAAATAAGCTATTTCGTATTTCTAATTTATCTTTTACTTCTGATTGCCTTGTTCAAGTAAGTGCAGAAGAACACAACAATGATTCTTATATTGTTTCTGGATTTGACAAAGAATACTACAATAATTACGAACCGACCCCTATTACTATACCCACTCCTGCGGCGCCAAGCAATTTAGTAGCTACAGACGATGAGCGCGGTGGAATCACTCTCACTTGGACAAATGGTGGTAACTTTAATCCAGCTACTTTTGTCACAGAAATCTGGAGAAGTTCTACTAACGATCGTAGTTCTGCCTCTCTTCTTGGCGTAACTAAGGGTACTTCTTTTACCGACTCTGTTACTATAGAGGGAGAGGTTACTCGATATTATTGGATTAGACATTCTGTTTCAGTTTTATCTCAGCTCTCTTCTCAGGCAGCTCCGAGAGAAATTTTTTCGCCTTGGTATCCGTTATCTGCCACTGAAGGCCAAATTGGTATATCTATAGGTATTCTTGACGGCGTAGGTGCTATTACAATTGATATTAACCCTGTTAGTGTGTCTGTATCCTCTGCAAGTGATGGCAGTGTAGAAGCCTCTGACTTAACAGATACAGCTTTCGAGCTTTATGTGTATGAAGGGGATACTCGTTTAATTGTAGATACTGTCCCTGCCCCTTATGCTGATGGCTCATTTAGATGGACTCTGACTGATCCTAATACAGTTACTAGAGGCAGCTCTGGAGGTAGTGGCACTTATGATATTATTCGGCTTCCAGATAATACTCCGATAGGGGTTAGCTTTCAGCCCTTAGTGGATATTGACGACTCTGTCGCCTCTGTAACAATTCCTATTGAGATAACCGTTGTAAGACAAGACGGCACGGAAGTTGTGTTCAATCGTAGCCAATCTATTAGCAAATCTGCAATTGGAGCAGATGGGTTTAAGACAGCTATTGTATATGCGTACCTGAGGTCTACTACAGTTCCTACTACAGACCCTGGGGACGTTACAGTAGACTTTACAACTGGAAAGATAACTTCAACTTTAGCAAATGGCTGGCAAAAAGCTCCTTATGATGGAAGTGGAGACCTTTATGTAGTGGCTGCGAGTGGCGCTAGTCAGGCAGATTCTGATACTATTCTTGCGAATGAGTGGTCAGACCCGTCTGTTATAGGCAAAGATGGTATTGATGGCTTTAATACCGCAACAGCTTTTGCCTACCAAAGAACGACTACGAATACTGCCCCTACTGGTAAGCCAGGAGAGGTTACCTATGACTTTACTCAAGGAAAAATAACTAATACTTCTTTAGCGAATGGCTGGGAAAAAACTATACCTTCCGAAAGCGAAGGAGGCTACTTATGGGTAGTTCAAGCTACTGCTTTTAGTAGAACAGATACTGATACTATTTTTGCATCCGAATGGGGGGATATTGTACTTCTTAGCCAAGATGGCACTCCGGGAACTAAAACAGCACTTGTATATGCTTATCAGCGATCTGCTTCCGCTCTTACAAGTAATGCTGGCAATGTTACCGTTAATCTTGATACTGGACTTATTACTACATCTACCCTACAGAATGGCTGGTTAAAGACTATTCCTAGCGGTAGTGACCCTCTATATGTTATTGCAGCTAGTGCAGCTGGTACGGGCTCTTCGGACACTATTGCAGCCGAAGAATGGTCTTCTCCGGTTGTTTTGAGCCAAGACGGCACTGATGGCCTTAATAGCTCTACAGTATTTATTTATCAGAGAACAGCTACTAACAGCGCCCCTTCTCTGCCCACCGGAAATACTACTTATACGTTCGCTACTGGAGCAGCAAGTTTTACAAATGCAAATGGGTGGTCTAGAACTGTTCCTGCAAGTGGGGGCAGTTATTTATGGATTTCACAAGCTACGGCTGCTTCTACTTCGGCAACAGATACTATTCCTGATACTGAGTGGGCCACTGCCGCTTTATTAAGCCAGGACGGCGGCACAGGACCAGATGGGCTTCGTACTATTCAAGGCTACTTGTACTACGAGAAAACAACGCCCGAGCCCCCTCCTATTCCGGGAACAACAACGTATACTTTTTCGTCGGGTGATATAAATGGCGGTACGGGAGATGCGGAGGTTCTTGGACTCAGTGATACCTCTACTGTGGATAAATGGACCAATGAGC